GCGATTTATGACATCTTCAGAATATTCTAGCTTTAGAGATCTTATCTTTGGGCTATATGGTTTTGAATACTCTGGGGGAAAAGTTAGCTTACTGCTCATAAACCAATTCTCCATTTTGCGTTGCTCTTGATGAGGTATGTTAAAACTCAAGGCAATCTCAGCACGCAAAAGCTGAGGGTCGATTTGGAGGTTTAAATCTTTTGAGGCGGAAAAAGCTTGTGAAGCTCCGTAGTGAACAATTTCAACTATTTCTCGCTTGAAATATCTAAAGCCACAACTTTGTAGATACTCGCTGAATGCAGAAAAAACAGGAAAATTTGGATATAAAATACTGTACATGAAACCAAGACTAGAATAATAGTCTACTAAGGACTCAGAAAAGCGATTATTTATCATATACTTGCATTGAGAAAGCAGTTTATTCAAGTCCTGAACCTGGTAAAAAACGCCAGGTGTTGTTTGAATAAATTTAGAACTGCAAAATCCTACATCATGATAATCTTTCCTAAGTTCCAATTTGGCTTCGAATCCAAAATGTTCAAATGTGTTGATAAAATAATCAACGCCTCGGGGTGTCTTGATGACTCCATCGTCTCCGTCTACTATAAATTTCCCACTCCATGGAAAATTGTTGTGTATTTCAAAATACCTGCAGGCTATCCAATTTAAAATAGAGTTGAATAATCCAGTGTCCATATCACCAGAACCGCGGCAGCCAATAAATTTGAATTTCACACCATTCGAAGTCACCCCCTTCTTCATTAATTTTGACTCATAAAGGTCAAGAATGAAGGCATCACCAGGGTAGAGAGCTTTAAATATCCTCTTCTCAATCCTATCTAAAATGACAAGACGTTGTGAAGACTCATATTTTGAGTAATCGTTCTCTAAATACCACTGTCCAGTCAATTGGCTGAAGCATTCGCCTCTTTCTAGAAAATTCCGGCCTTTTGTGAATTGTGGTAATTGCATCATTGCATGTTCTATTGGCACAGTGTATTGCCCATACGCTATATTGAACATAGGATTTCTCCCCATGATTGCCCGTGGTGGTTTGAGCTCTGAGTACTTCTCATTTTTGATAAACATTTTGATGTCATTATGTTTGTTCAAATCAAAGCCTTGCTCAATGAGATTCTTTGTTGCTTCAGAATACCTCACTCCTAGTGCACCTTTCTTTTCAGCTAGGAATTCTGACGCTGAGATTTTTCCCGTAAAATGCGGTCGTATCAGATCAATAAATTCATCTGTAAGTTGACTAACAATCTTGAGATTACAAGACACTTTTGGTGTGTCTCTGAGGTATCGATTGTGTAGAGCAACAACATCATTATGATGACAATTGCGCATTACGTAAACTGGTTCTTTATTGAATGGAATGTCAAAAGCCTGAACGTATTCAGAGTCTTTACATTTCTTCATGGCTTTCCAGTTCGAGAGATTCAGTTCCGTCACTTTTGCATCTTTCCATGCGGCAAATGGCAGTAACGGTGTGCCATGAGCGCATATTGTGGTAAACTTCATCGGAAAAGTAGCCTTACCAGAATGCGGAGTAAGACCACTACTGGGATGAGTAGTAGGACAAGTTCGAGAGCAACCGTCACAGGTTCCCCGAATTGTAGATCCGACCACTCCTCCCAATCTGCCAGCTTCAAGATAGCGAGTTTGCCCCACTCCACAGCTACTTGCTGGTAGTGTGGGACATGCCCCGCCATCGCCTCGCCGTAACCAACGGCCCAGACCAGTGCTGAACGAACTGATACTCCCACCCAGAACAGAAAAGGCGTTAATACCAGTGGCAATAGTCCGGTGATACTGTATACGACGCCTAGTGGCTTGAGCAGAAGCCAATTGATTATGGTCATAGTTAGTAAGACCAAGCGAACGCATCGTATCAACCACCAATTCCGTAACCAGGCCCTCGGAAAATGGCGGTATGGTGTGGGATCGAGCTCTTTAGATAACCAGCTATTCTCGATCTGATCAGTCACGCGTTGAACTGTGACTAACACCATATTCGTCTGAAGAGTGGTTAGTTCTTCAGGTTTGGTTTTCTTAAGTTCCAAAAACTTCAGTGCGAGTTTGTGGCAATGAGTGTACTTCTCGCTACGAGACCCATATCTCAAGGACATATGTAACCGAATGTAGTTATACATCGGCTCACAGATGTGATCATCCTGAATCGAAGAGTTGTCCATATCGAACATTGATGCATTGTTGATCCGCTTTGCATCGAACTCGTCGGAACGTACCTCATGAAACCACCCACCTTCATAGTCTCTCTTGAAGTGTGTTTCGAGAGGGCGGGGGAAGAGCACTGGCTCGGCCACGGGCTTGGGTGGCGGAGTCTTTAAAGATTGCAAATGGCAATCACATATGGTCATGGCGACCTGGCCGCAAGTAGAGCAATAATATTGCTCATTGTCATCAATGGACTTGCTATTGTTAGCTATCCAGATGTTCGCATTATCAAGTGCGGCTTGTGTTGACGGCAGACTGTTCTTTATTCTAATGTACTTTGACGTACATCCGCCGACGGAATCATAATGCTTCTTATGATCACGATTTTTCTTTTCTTCTTTAGGTAAGAAGTTACCAGCTTTACCTTTGTTGTGCTTGGTATTAGCACCTCCCGTTGGTGGAGAGTTACCAGCAGTTCCTTTCACTAACTTGTCC